TTGCTGTTCAAACTCTTCTTGCTGTTTTTGAAACTGTTCCTTTTCTTCGTTAAGTGACTTCCATGAACGCATTTTGCGCTCCATGTCTTTCGCTTCCCGTGAAATATCCGGTTTCTCTTGCTCAGTCTTTTCTGTCAAAGAACCATCCTCGTCACTCGACGAAGATTCTTCTGCTTTCGGCTGTTCTGTTTCCGGCGGTGGATCAGCTTGTTTTTCTTCCTTAACCTTTTCTGGTTCCTTGTTAGGTTCCGTTTCTGGTTCCGGTGGCGCTGGAACATAACTTTCCCGCGCTTCTTCCAAGCTCTTACCACTATCAAGTGCTTTCGCAACTGCGGTAAGCTCTTCCATCGTCGTCTCTTTCTCAGCCATTTTTTTGTATGCTTATTTTCAGCGAACATCGCATACGCTGCACGCTGTAGTGTGCTTTAGTTCAGCAAAAGTCGCACAGTCTTTTACTGTAAGTTATGGACGCAAATAGTCGAAATCATCGGAAGCGTCCATGTCCGGTGATTCGGATGAAGCCATTAGCGCATCTAAAGTCGCAATCGCCCCACGAAATCCATTAGCATACCCCGCTTTCCACGCAAGCTCCCCACCACACTCAGTTGCAGTGGCATTATGTTGTAATGCAGCGTTAAGCATCCATGCTTTTAACTTTTTACCGCTTTTAGTTCGGAAAAAGTTTTGTAAAGTTTTTTCATCATCCGGCTCCCACTTGGGCTGGTTGACCCATTTGAGCGGCTTGACCATTTGCGTTAGCACCCGCTTGTGCGTCTCTTGAGTAAGCATCATCTAATTGTTTCCGGAGTTGTCGTGCAGTGTTGGGATCAACTTGCTCTAATTGCTCCAGTAAAGTGTTAATACGACTTATAAACGCTTGCTGAACTTCTGGCGGGAACTGCTGCCCCTGTTGGCTCATGCGATTAATATATTCCATTAACAACGGCAAACGTTCAGCCGGATTGTCAGCTTGATTTGGAACCGGAGTATATCCGCGCTCCATGATCGGAATGTTATGCGCTTCGTCTTCTGCTTCGTCAGCAGCTTTAAATTGCGGATCGCGTACTAATCGTTTAACTAAACTTGGATCATCCAGTTCAAGAATACTCTTATCTAATTCTATCTGATCAATCCACGGTGATTGCGACATCAATTGTTTACGCATGATAGCCCGTTGCATCAACATGCTGCGATCAACTCCATCTACACCACCTTTTGGTTCTATAGTGTAATCATCATGCAACGCATCAGCTTGCAGACTTGTCGCATCTTCCAAATACCGGAACATCAAGTTCTGCGGTGAGTATTGCAAATAAAGCTGATACGCTTGACGATATACACGGGCTAATGCCAATCGAAATATTCTGGCACGTAAATCAACACTGCGTTCCATCATTCCACCAATAGCATTAACTTCAGTAGCAGTACGTCTTTCGCTAGTGTTAATCATTTGGCCAACACCAAAATCGGGCATAGCTAAACGTTGTTCCGCGATCATGCGTGTTTGCACAATTTCTTGATCCCAACTGATTGGGGGTTGTGGCATCCCCACTGGCTGAAGTCCGTATGGTAATATCTGTCCCGGTTTAAATCTTATATTACTACTGTTTGGAATATCTCTTTCACTACGGAACATTGGCGAATTATAAAACGTAATTGAATCCGCTTTGCCGTTCATTAGCTTATTTAGATATGCTTCTTCGGGGGCAACTAATTCTGGTATCCCGCGACTGCTATACCATCCCTTATCTTTCATCTCGTAAGACGAATCAACAAACGGGGCATCTCCATGACGATATGGAAGTTTCATTACCGGACGTAAATCATGTTCCGGCATTACGGGAGAGTATGTACACACGATCCACTTTCCGTCTTCGTCGCGTTTCCAGTGTTCCCATATAATGACCATGCTATCATCGTCACTGTATGTTAACCCCTCACGCATAAATTTCTCATTATCGCGATAAGTTGAGTTAGTGTTTTCGTCGCGACCGTCTCCGCGAATCTTGTCTACAACAGAATGGTCGTAACGAGAATCACGCAAGAACGCACTTACACTCATCGGCATGACTTGAACCATCCAATCAGCTTCTTCGAGTCTAGTTGTATGATCTGGAACAATCCAATAAAGCGGATCAACTGCTTCAAACTTGCAGCTTTTATTCTTATCATCCCAAAATACTTTTATCACTGAATGACCAGTCATCAACATGTGGTCAATCCATGTCAGCGATTCTTCTTGGAAATTACTTTTCTCTTTTATGTGATAATCAAACCAACGTTCAACTGCTGTTGTTAGCGGTGCTAACTGTTGTCTCATTGGAACGAACGAACATAACGTGTCTCGCCCCGTAATCTGTTGGTAATAAAACGGTTTTAGCTTTGCTATTGCCGTGTCTATTAATGGGAAGTGTAAATCAGAAGCACCAGGAAATGGTTTATTCTTACGTCGCAACCCATCATGGCGCATTTGGTAATATAACCCCTGTCTTCTTTCCCATTTAGATCGGTCATGGATGCTATCCAAAACCACCTCAAACATATCATTTCTGCTCTCTTGCATTTCGCAATTGGTATTCCAAGTCGTTTATTGTGTGCAGCGCCTCCCGCGCCCAGCGTTTTACCGTCTGGGTAGACTTCTGCACGTCCTTAAATTCCGGTTGTTCCATCAGTTTCTTGACGTTTCCGTCAGTTAACCGTGTAACCGGATGGTCAATCGTCCGACACCCCATCGTCCAATGCAGCGTCAATAGCAGCAGCATTGTCGGAATGTATCTCAGCCGTCCGATCTGTTTTGTCGTCGTCACGTCTCTGTTGTCTGTCTCCAAACCAAGCAGCCATCATCTCGGCTACTTTTGCCAGTAAAACTAAAATCCAGTTCATATAAAGCTACAAGCGGACATGGCTACTGATTCATGCGGTCACAAACGTCCAGAGACTAAACGTAAAACCGTTGCAGCGATCTCCACTACCAACACAACACCAAGCCGCTTAACATCAGTAACCCGCATTGAACCCGCTGTCTAACTCCATGCCGACTGGTTCCATTTCACTTAACGCTTCCATGAAACTTGGTCGTGGTTCCAAATTAAGAGCGGAACCCGTGCCTCCACACGATATAGCCCCAAGCACTGCATCAGCACGGTCAGGGGATGGAAGTCCGCGACTTCGCATTTGATCTTTCGGTTCTAATTGCAACTTCCCCTTACTGTTGGGTTTGCTGCGTCGTGTTGTCATCTGCGAATGTAATAAATCATCATCGGGCAATATAATCTCACACAACTCAATCGAACGTGCTGCTTTAAACCAAATCTCTGCGCCCCTATTAGCAAAATGTCGGTCGTCAAACGCTCTTTCGCCGTTATTTACTCGATGAACACCCCATCCAGCTTCAGCTAAAGCGTCACACATCGGAATACCCAAACCTCCAGCATCTGCATAAATCTCTTCTGGCTTTAGTCCATTACGTTGAAATTCCATAATAAACCGTCCCACCGCCGCCATCGTGTCTTTTTGAGTCCAGCAAAGTAGTTTATCAATCTTGTTGCCCACACGTATCGCCAGCACGTTTTCGTCACCACCTGCCGCGAAATCACAAAACGCAGTCTTATCTTTACCAATATGTGTCGGGGGATTAGTCAAACAATGCTGCAAAGAGTTATATGGAACTACCACTGACTCTTCGCCAATGTCCATAAACTCCCCGAACACCATTGATCGGACTAACGGGTGGTCTTTACCATATCGATCAAATTGTTCATTTATCCAAGATTCGGGGATATGCGGACAATCGTATGACGTACACGTAAACGTTTCCCATAAACGCGCTTCTTTAGTAAATGCACGATAGAAAAACCCCTCCGTAGCCCCCGGCGATGACATCAATATCAATCTGCTGGGCTGACAACGACTTATTGCTTCAGCGATACCATCCGGCACAGTCTTCGCTTCGTCCACTATCATTAACAAATTAGAAGTCGGCCCCGTTCTATGCCACCCCTCGAATCTACCACCTTCACTCGTACTAAACCCAATCGCTTTACTTCCGTTCTGAAACCGAATGTCAGTAGCATTCACGACCCACCCCTCGCCACCGTTCAACCCACTCACGTACTTTCGTATATACGGAAATAACTGGTCTTTCACCTGACGGAACACACCCGCCGTCGTCACACATGTGCTTTCCGGAAATCTCATGCAATGCCACAGAACAGCACATGCAGCTATTAAACTGGTTTTTCCGGAACCATTGGCCGCTTTAAGCGCAACTTTACTTTCTTTATCATTAATTGCTTTAAGTACATCGTATTGCCACTTGTACGGTTTTATTCCCAAAAACATTTCCGGAAAGTTTTGTAACTGTGCAGCATACTCAATTAACTCCGGTGTCGGTTTAGACGTGTCTGCTTCAAGTGGCTCAAATTTCGCTTCTAAAGACTTTTTGACTTTACGGGGTCTTCCCACCTTCTTCCCGCTTTGAAACGTCGCTTTACCCCCTTCACGGGTCACCACGCGCTTCTTACGTGCGCCTACTTTAGTGTACTGTACTTCATCTCCTAACGACGCAATCTCTTCTGCCGTCCGGTTGCTAATTCTGATTCCAGTCTTCTGTTTATCGCTTTTCATATCTAATGGTTAAATGGGGGTTAAATATATATATATATATATAGTGTCGCATATTCTTACATTGACTGTCGCATATCTTTACATTGACTGTCGCATATCTTTACATTGACTGTCGCATATTCTTACATTGACTTTTCAAACTTATTCACATTGGCAAAAAATTGGGTCTGTGATTTTTGGGGGATATATAATAGATGCACCCGCCCGTGGGGGGTGGTACGTACCCCGTGTCGTGGCCAAAACCTGGTAAACGCGGGTCATGCGCGCGCGATCTAGACAGTACGGGGAGTCCAACGCAGAGTCCTACACTCACTGAATATCAATGACTTGCGTGTCTTGCGTGATACTAGCGTGAGATTCTGGTACGTTACACAGCGCAATAACAAGCTGTGGCGCAATAGTGTTGCGTTTGTTCGAGGTTTCAGCGGTTTGAGCGTCTTTGTTCCACGAAGAGCGCCTTCTTTCGAGTAAATCAACGGCAAGCTTGGGCTGTTTAGCGATTCCGTCCGTTGCTGCTTCAATCATGCGAAGTTCCCAAGCGCTTTCAATCTCTTCGAGTTTCGCCCCAAAAGTAGCATCTTTCTTTTCCCACCGTGAAAGCGTCTCACGTCCAATTCCAGCGTATTTACTAGCAGAATCGCGACTCATGCCGTTTCCAAGCGCTCTGAATATCTTGTTTTCGATGTCTTCCGTTCTCTTTGTTGGCCGTCCAGTTTTCGCCATTCAGCTACTTTCACCGAAAAGATTCGGCATGTGTAGCTACAATGTGTAAGATTTCGGCTCGCTACCACGTAACAGCTACCACATGAAAAAAGTTAAATGCTACTGGAATTTGAACAAAGCCAAGCAAGGTGAGTTTGTATTCTCCATAGTTCAAGACGGCAAAGTCATTGGCTACGCCGAGCAAATACATCTCAAAAACGCTCGCTTCCACGTTAACGACGGCGCACGCCAAAAAATAGCGGACGGCGGCAAAAAGAGTGTACACGCTTGGGTGATAGGTGAAATTGACGAAATTAATCTTTCACACGCTTTAACCCCTTCGAGTGCTTGTTTCACTCATCCGGCAATGGGTGAAGCGACTTACAACCCGCGCCGTGACAAGTGCTTCACTGACGTTAACACGGGCGCTCAAATAGACAGCAAAACCAATTTTGTAGATGTAGTGCTACGCAGTGAAAACAAGCGCGGCGCTGTTTACTATAAATAATAACCAAATAAAAAATCATGAAAAGAACCATAGAAATTAACGACACACTACAAGACACCGTTGACCAGTGTATTGAAGACACCAAAGAACTATTGCTGGACTGGCTTAAAGACAATCCAGACGTGACAGAAACACCTTGTCTTCAAAATGACTTAGACTACGACGGGCGTTTTCACGAAATAATTGACGGCAACACGCCCATTTATACTCACGAAATAGATACAATATTCTATTTACACGGGCATTTATGCGAAGACGCGTTCGAGAATTGTTTTGGGCCGGAAGCTAAAAACGACGACGGCTGGCCGTGTGGCTGGAGAGCGGCTGCTATTTATCAATATTTATATGACCAAACTTGCGAATGGTATCACGAAAACGTTGATTCAATTACAGAAGAGCAAAACAGAGCAAAATAATGGTACGCGTTCAATGTCCCAAGGGGCGTTGACTGCGAATCATTGTAAGATTTACACACTTTTAATCGTAATAGCTACCACCATGAAAAAACCGATCCACAAACAGACTGTCAAAATTGGACAGAACAAGGGGCAAAAACGTATTTGCTTATGGTCAGTCAAATTAATTGATGCGGGTTTTGAATACGGCGTGTTCGTTGAACTCACTGTGAGCAAAACTAAGCTGGTGATAACTACCAGCGAGACTAAGCAGCGCAAGAAAGTATCTCGCGTTATGAATCACGGCAAACCATTGCCCGTTTTAGATTTACGCGGAAAGCATGTAGAGCATTTAGGGGAAGTGAACGACATGGTAAATGTAGTGATCGAACCAAACAAAATAACAATTTCTAAATAATGAACAAAAAAGAATTTATACGCGGATACATGCAAGCGGCTCTTTGGTCATCCACTTGTATTGATAGCGACGACTGTGAATACCTAGACGAAAAATACGACGAATCCGATCTGGCTAAAGAAACGCTGGAACAAATGGAAAAAGATTGTATTCAATTCATAAAAGAAAATGACGACGACTTATTTGAATATGCTGAACAAAGAAGCATACCGTTTGACGCAGACTACACCGAAAGCGATTGCGCTGGACACGATTTTTGGATAACGCGCAACGCGCTTGGCTCTGGATTTTGGGCGCGCGGTTTGAAGCGATTGGGTGACAGATTAACAAGCGCGACAGAAAAATTTCCCGAAATCAGCCTATACGTAGGCGATGACGGTAAAATCTACCAAATGTAAAATACCAGAAAAACCATGAAAACAATACAACAACAAGAAATGACGTTCGGCGGTCTAACACGACTTGAAGAACAGCGTTTAGCACGTATGCTAGATAATAATCATATCGCACACATTCTTGACGAGCATTGCATTAAGCGACGTGTCGTTAAGGGGGTGTTAATGGCGCAAGATCAATATACAATTGACGGCGAACTATACGCAAGATGGGTTTCAGTCAGTGGCTGGACGTTAAGAAAATTATTACGTTGGTTGGGATATTAATATGAAACATTCAGATTCTAAATACGGAAAATACACCGCATATCACATTAAGCGTGCGAAATATAATGGTGTAGCCGTATTATTTAGTGGGCCGGATCACATAGTTTTAACAACAATCTCAGAAGACTATTATACGTATGGTCAAATAAGCTATAATACGAATAGACGTACCAAATTTAAAGTAGACGCATGGGGCTGTGTAGACATTGACGGGGTTACGTACAATGTGTTCTTAAAACAACACTTTACGGATCGTGGAATACTTTTAGCAATTGATTAAAATGACACATAAAGAAAAGATTCAAGAGTTGAAAAATACACTTGGGAATGACATTAAATGGAAAGTGTTAAAAGAACATGGAGTAGAACGTTGCTGCGCTTATCTCACAAATAGAAAAACGCACAAAACTAGCCGATGCCGTAAAGCGATCAATTGGGAGTTTGGTAAACAGCAAGTATTTAGCGATGAAAATTCATCATATTGCGAAAATCATGCAAAATTGATGGAAGCAATTAACTCTAAATACAATATGAGTACATACAAATAATTATGACAACGAAACAAATACAAAAACAAATAGTAACATATCGCCAGTGGCTCCGTGACAACGGGCTGGCTGGCAACTTGAAAGCAAAGCACGTTAACAAGTTCATCAAGTTAGCGACGTGGAAAAGCGACGAGCAATTGGCTAAATTTAAAGCCAAACCGCGCTGGAATCAGCATTGGATCATTAAACATTGCAGAGAATTAGTACAGTACAGTTAAGCACATGAAGATAATTACAACTATAATAATGAGCGCAGGGGTGTTTTGGTGGGTCGTATCTCGCCCATACGCCGAAGAACCAACGGTAGTGGCAAGCTATTACTCGTATGAGTGCGCGGGAAAGCCCACGGCATCTGGAGAGTTATTCGATCCAGAAAAATTGACAGCGGCGATGTGGGGTGTACCGTTTGGCACTTTAGTACGTGTCCAGCTTGGCCCTGCTACCAATTCAGTCGTCGTGAGAATCAACGAT